GGAGCGGGTTCTGGATTACCAGGACCGCTCCCCTTCCTCGTTAGAGTAGTACCGCTTCACGATAAACGAGTCCCGAACCCGGAGAATTGAAATGCCTACTGCACGCAACGTCGCTCGCCCTGGTGATCTGACCGGCCGCAACAAGGCCGCTCTCGCCAAGGAGCACGCCGAGGAGTTGAAGGCTCGCGAGCACGAGATCTCGCTCATCAACGCCCAGGCCGCTGCCGAGCGCGACGACACCGTCCATGAGGTCGTACCGAGGGACATGAGTGCCCCTCCGGCCCCGGCGCCGATCGAGGTGTCGGAGGCTGTCGAGGTCGAGACCCCCATGCGTGAGTTCCGTGTGAACACCTCGCTGGAGAACATGACCTTCGGCCACGGCAACCACTTCGATTTCGAAGAGGGTGTCCGGTACAAGGCGCCCAAGGCGCTCTACGACCACCTTGACGGCCTCGGCTACATCTGGCACTGACGGTCCAAGGAGACCTATCCCATGAAGACTCCCGCTCCTGTCACCCCCACTGCTGGGGAGACGTTCGTGCTGGAGAACGCCGAGGGCTTCGGGGCCGGGCTGGGACACGTTCCCTCCGGCTCCGTGGTGTCCGTGGTCGACGTCCACCCGGCAGGCACCGCTGGCATTGGCCACGCGGGTGAGGACTCGGTCCTCCTCGCCTACGAGCACGACACCCACGTGATCACCGATGCAGGCGCTCACGCGCCGGGCACGGCCGTACGGCACTTCTCCCTGCACCTGTCCGACTTCCTGCGCATGTTCAAGAAGAGTGATGCCTGATGGCCGGTACTGTCCCCACCTGGGCGGGCAACGCCCTGGACTTCCTCACCGGCCGGGCGGTGGCCTACACCGCTCCCCGCAACACATACCTGGCTCTGCTCACCGCCGACCCGAGCAACGATGACGGCACCCCCGTCGACATGACCACGCTGGCGGAGATCACGACTCCCGGCTACGCGCGGCAGCAGGTGGCGTGGACGGCGCCGTCCGGAGCCCCGATGACCACAGCCAACAACGCGCTGCTGTTCTACGGCCCGTTCACTGCCGACATGGTCGACGCGGCCTCCTTCGCGGCCCTGGTCACCACGGTCTCGGGTACGGGCGGCACGTGCATCTACGTGTGGCCCATCGACGACCCGCTGCTGGCCGTCACCAACGAATCGCTCCAGATCGCCGCTGGCGCTCTGACGCTGAACGCCTGACAGGAGGAGTCGCGGAATGGCAACTCTCGATGAACTGCGTATCCGGGTGCGCTCCGAGCTGGGCGACCGGCTCCAGCCGTTCCGCGACACCATCCGGGGCACAGGTGACGTCGCTCAGTACGAACTGAGTGCCAACAACGTCACCGGCCTGGAAGTGCTTCATATCTCGGGGGGCTCGCAGACCACGCTGAGCACCCCCACCGACTACGTCCTCGACGCACTCAACGGCATACTCGACCTGACCCAGCCGCTGGCGCTCGATGCCCTGCTGCTGGTGTCCGGGTCCTCGTACGGGCTGTTCGCCGACGACGAGTTGGACAACTACCTCAACGATGCACTGGCCCAACACAACCGGGGCCGCACCATCACGACCCGCTACAAGGACAGCCACGGCTTCATCAAGTACGACGAGGTCGCTGTCGACGTCTCCACCCTCCCGCCGGAGGAGGACGTCATGGTCGTCATGCTGGCCGCCATCGAGGCCATGTGGGCGCTGTCCACGGACGCGGCGACTGACATCAACGTGCAGACCTCGGACGGCACTTCGGTGGACCGTGGCCAGAGGTTCGCCCAGATCCAGACGCAGATCGGCATGCTCACCGATAGGTACAAGACGCTCTGCGAAAAGATGGGCGTCGGCCTGTACTCGATCGAGGTCAGCAACCTGCGCCGGGTCTCCCGTACGACCGGCCGCCTGGTGCCGCTCTTCCGTGAGCGCGAGTACGACGACCACTCCCTGCCGCAGCGGATCCTCCCGCCGATCGGGCCGGGCCACCAGAACGACGACGAGTCCGGCGTGCCTTCCAGCGTCTTCGGATCCTGGGGCTACTGATGGGCCGACTCGACTGGAAGACCCACGGAAGGTTCAACGCCACCTACGAGACCACCGACATCGTGGGGGTCCTTCGAGGGCGCCAGACAGAGGTCGGCGAACGGGCGGAGTACTACCGGTTCTCCCACGCCGACCCGGCCGGAGACGACCTGTACGACGAGGGCACGGGCCAGGGGAAGATCTTCGTCGGCCCGTACCGGATCCCTGCGCTGCACGTCGTCCACAACCAGGGCCCTGCGCAGGACACGACCCAGGGTCTCTACACGGTGGACAACCTGCACATCACCGCCTCGTTCGACGCGCTGCGGAAAATGGGTTTCACCGACCAGGACATCGACCACGAGAAGTACCTGACCGACCGGATCGTCTACGACGACACGGTATTTCGGGTCTCGTCGATTTCCGTTCTGGGACAGATCCAGAACCGAGACATCATCGTCGGCATGGAATGTGTCCAGATGAAACCGGACGAGCTGGTGAACGACGCGCAGTTCGCGCGCTGGTCCCAGAAGGCCTGACTACAAACTTCGACGGGCTTCTTGAGATCCTGAATGCCGGAGGACTTCCGCTTTCCGAGATCTCAAGAGGCCCGCTTTGCCATGGCTCATTAATGAGGACCGCGCCGTAAAGGCGAAACTCCAGGGCCTCACCGTCACTGACGTGAACGCACCGGATGGCCGTGATGTCCCGGTGCGCTATCGCGTGCCGGAAAGCGAGATGGCCAAGCAGACATTCCCCTTGATCGTCATCGAGCACGCGGGGATCGACAAGGCCGACGAGCGCGAGCACCGAGGACAGGTACGGCTCCCGTACGCGCCCGAGGGCTCCGAGCCGTGGTGGAACCCGGACTCCCCGTCGTACGACGTCACCAAGTCCCCCTACATCGTCGAGTACCCCATCCCGTACGACCTGCGGTACCGGATTGTCGTCTTCTCCCGCACCTACTGGCACGACATGGCGCTTGCTGCGGCCCTTGCCCAGCACGACCGGATTCCTTCCCGCTTCGGATTCCTCGCGATTCCCGAAGACGGAACGGTGCGCCGACTGGATCTGCTTGGGGGGCCCGAGCTGGTCGACACCCGAGACGAGGACGGAAAGCGGCTGTTCCGCCGCGAATACCTGATCTCTGTTTCCAGCGAAATGCTTCCGGCAACGGCCTTGCAGTACGTGAAGGCACAGACCGTGGCACTGGACTTCGAGTACTACCTGGAAGACGTAACCGCACCACAGACACCGGATCAGTAATTCGGAGCCCCAGGAAATAACCCCTAACAGGAGATAACAGATGACTGTCTACAAGCGGCCTGGTGTCTACATCAACGAGACGCTGACCCCGCTCGCGCAGACCGCAACGACTCCCGGCGAGTCCGTCGCGGCCTTCGTCGGCACGTCCAAGCAGGGCGGCCCGCTCGCCCCGACGCTGGTCTCGTCCTTCTCGCAGTACGTCGCCACCTACGGCGGCTTCGGCGACACCTCGGACATGCTCCCGTTCGCCGTCTACCAGTTCTTCAACAACGGCGGCAACAGCGCCTACATCGTCCGCGCTGCCGCCTCCGACGCGGTCACGGCCTCCGTCACCCTTCAGGACACCGAGACGACCGCGAAGGACACCCTCAAGGTCAAGGCGATATCCCCGGGCGGGTGGGGCAACGGCGTCTACCTCGACGTCACGGCGGCCTCCACCGGCTCCGGTCGGTTCGACCTGTACGTCTACGTGGGCGGCGCCACTGCTGCGTTCCTCAAGGAGCGTTTCACCGACGTCTCCCTGGACCCGGCCGACTCCCGCAACGCGACGGCCCTGATCAACTCCCCGGTCACGGGCTCCTCGTTCATTCAGGTCGAGAGCCTGCTCCAGACCGCGTGGGCGTCCAACCACGCCCCGGCGCTCCAGACCGGCGTCCCGCTGGCGGGCGGTTCGGACGGCGCGGCTGCGGCTGACCTGGCCACCGCTACCCAGCGGCTGGAGGTCGTCGAAGAGAACCTGGTCCTGAACGTTCCAGGCGTCACCTCCTCCACCGTCCTGAACCCCATCATCACGTGGGCCGAGGGACAGGGCACGGTCTTCGTCGTCGTGGACGGCCAGAAGGCCACCAGCGCCGACAACGCGCACTCCTACGCACTGAGTCTCCAGGGCATGTCCTCGGGCGGCTCTGCGATCCGTGCGTCCTCGCACGCGGCGATCTACGGGCCGTGGCTGATCGTCAACGACCCGGCCACCTCGTCGTCCGGCTCGGCCCGTCTGCTGCCTCCTGGCGGCGCGGTCCTCGGTCAGTACAGCCGCACCGACGCCTCGCGCGGTGTGCAGAAGCCCCCGGCCGGTATCGACACGGTCCTCAAGGGCGTGCTCGACGTGCAGTTCCGGTTCTCCAACGCCGACCAGGACACGCTGAACGTGGCGGGAGTCAACGTACTCAAGCCCATGCCGGGCACCGGCTTCGTCATCTACGGGGCCCGCACGCTGAGCCTCGGCATGCCGGACCGTTACGTCTCCGTCCGCCGGTCGCTGATGCTGATCAAGAAGGGCATCCTCGACGCCACCCGCTTCGCCGTGTTCGAGCCCAACGACCAGATCCTGTGGGACCAGGTCAACGCCGTCATCTCGCAGTACCTGCTGACGCTGATGCAGACCGGCGTGCTGGCCGGATCC